TGTAGCCAGGGATTACAACCTCTGTGGTGGAAAATCTGTGGAGGTTCCCACAGATGTAGCGCCTATACTTGGAGCCATCTTGGCGGCGCCTAGTCTCTTTGACCTCGGCCCACTTCTGACACACTGGACACAGCATCAGACGCCCCCTGCCTGCGCAGCACCCAGCGCCTTGATGCGCTTGCTGTAGGCCGCTGTGTGGCGCACACGCTTGACCGTGTCCACCTTGGCCAGGGTTTCCTCATTGGCCTGCTTAAACTCTTTGAGGATTGTCATGCGCTCGCGCACGGTACGCTTGCTAGACTTGGTGATCTTGTCGGCCATGTCTTCATATGCATCCTGCCAGTCTTCTATGGTATCGTGACCACTAAGCGGCTCACCATCGCCAGGCGGCAGCAACTTGTACTCCCCATGGTTGGCCTCTTGTGTAGGCTGTGGTGCGTCCGCAACGGGCGCTGTCTCAATGGTGACAACTTCAGGGTTATCCCTAGTATCTGGCTCCACTGTGTCGGCCATGGCCTGCTCGATCTGTGCAGGCTGCGTGATCACTTGCGGTGGGGCGATGGCGTCGAGCGGGTTTGCTGGTTTGGTTTGTATCGTATTGACAGGCGAATTTCGATACACCTCACTCGGGTAATCTTGCGCTTCTTCCGCAGTGATCATGCCCTTTAGGACGTCGGGGAACGCATCGCGCAGCGCAAAGCCGCGGGCACGCATCTGCATCATGCGCTTGGGGTACGCTGACCAGGGACCCTGCTTGCCCCACAGGCCGGCGCGCTTGGCGTCCTCCACTGAGAACCTGGCGGTCACTGGCTTGCGGCCCTTGCGCTTGGCCACGCACACGGCCACCGGGTTGGGCGTGCCCTCATCCTCAAAGTATTCTTCTACGTCCTCACACACGGGGCTGGCCTGGACCAGGGCCATGGCTGCGTCGCCATACACGCTGGGCTTGCCGTTGATGACAGCGATGTTTTGCAGGGCCTGCATGGGTGCCAGGCCCATCTCATAGCCCCATTGCACGCAGACCAAAACGTCCTGCGGTTTGCCCTGGTAGGCGCGGGGGACCATCGAGCTGCTGGCCAGCATCTCGCTGAATTGCACAGCCTCGGTGAGGGTGGCGGGCGCAAAGCCCTGGCGGTTAGTGTTTGATACTTGCATTGAAATCTCCATTGAATTTAATCATCAAAAAAATTAGCTCGACAATCCGCTCGACAGCAGCAGACGCTTCAAGCTCATCGCAGTTTGTGGTCTCCATGACGGCCTCGACGGCCAGCTCATAGGCGTGCTGCACTTGATCAATACCATATTCATCAGTCATTGCTTGCCTTGATTGTGAGGTTGGACTGGCGAATACTGTACGCCTCTTTGGCCGGCACCAGCTTCTCTGCCTGCGCTTTGTAGTTGCGCATTGGCCAGCTAATTGTGTACCCATACCCGACCGCCTTGGCCGCGTCACCCATGACCGCTTTGATGCGCATCTCATCGGCCTCGATTAGGGCCTCGATCTCCTTAATGCGCAGCTTGTTCTGGACGATCTGTGCCGGCAGGCTGGCGCAGTCACCAGGCAATTCGATCTGATCGGTGGCTGTGCTGGGGAACATGCGGTCCATCTCTTTGCTGGTCTGCGGCGGGTACCAATCAATTGAGCCGTGTTCCTGGTACGCCTTGAGCTTGGCGTCGAACTCGGTGACTGCTTTGGTGATGGCGTCCACGGTTTGCTGGTGCGGAGCGAACAGGAAGATGCGCAGGATCGATCCCTGATAGAACACGCACACAGCCCCCCACTTCATGCCGGTCACCATCATCTGGCCCTGGAGTTGGACCGGGCCGCGCGCCAGGTGGGGCGTGTCTTCTGGCTGTACTGCTGTGTTCTTGGCCTCCAGCACGCCATCGCCAATCAGGACAATCTCATCCATGCCTACAACGTGGATGCCGTTGTCTGGGTCATGCTTGATGGTCTGCCCCTGGCCAAACCCGATACCATCCAAGCTGCATTGCAAGGGCAGCGTGGGATGCGTAAAAGGCACGGTAATCTTGAAGTCGCCCTTGATGCCCAAGCGCTCACACGCTTCTTCAAGAATCACAGGCTCCAGCTTGTTGCCCCAAGACATGCGTTCGTTGCTAATGTCTGGGCGCTCTTTGCCGTCGATAGCGTTGATCGAAAACTGCAATTCATCATTGGCGGTGCCGTATTTGCTCACGCCCATGAGGCCCGGTAAGCGCGAGGCGCTCATCACTTTGTCGTCTGTTAATTTTCCAGCCATTATTTTTTCCCCTTTTTGTTCAGTACATAAGACGCGATGTATTTGCCTGTGTCTGTGTGGACCGGCACCATCTCAATGCGGTGGCCCTGCGCGCGCAGATCAAAAATGCGTGCGGCCAATCGGAAGCAACCGGCTATCTTGAGCGCGTCCATCTGCGTGATGGCGTTGCCTGCTTTCATGTAGTCAAGAATCATCTGGCTTTGTGTCATGGTTGAGTGTCCCTCTCCAACTGGTTTATTGAGTTCGTACATTTCGGCCTGCTGCTTGAGCCGGTCTGGCCGCTTCCACCCGGCGCGCAACCATGTGCTGGTCACGCCTTTATCGTTGGGCCTCATGGCACCAGGACGTCGAAGTAGGCCAGCATCAGGGCGAGCAGGCAGCAGAACATGGCCACCCAGGCCACGGCGCTGACGGCCACCTCAAGACGAGAGCGGCGGGTTGCGTACAGGGCGCAGCCGTAGTCGGCCCCGTGGGGAAATGCTTGGTGCATGGTGCGATGGTATTTGCGCATGGTTATCTCCAAAGGTTAAGCTCTTGCGAGCAGGTTGCCGACCTGGCTGGCGTGCCATTGGCTGCCACCGCGGGCCGTTTGTACACCGCGAGCAGACAGCTCGGCGGCGATCTCGCGCAGGCTTGTCATGCCCTGCGACTTGATGCTGTTGATGATTGGCAGCACACGCTGGGCAAATGCCTGGGCGCGCTGCTGGATAACTTCATTGCCGGCTTGGCTGCCGACGCTGGGGGCTGGGCTACCCAGGCGCACACCGCGGGCCTTGGCTGCGGCCAGTGCAGCCACGGTGCGCTCGCTGATCTTGCGGGCTTCCCACTCGGCGAACACGGCGCTCATTTGCAACCAGGTGCGGTCGGCTTCTGGCATGTCGGCGCACACGAACTGCACGCCTGACTCAAGCAGGCCGCTAACGAAGTGGACGTTACGAGCGAGGCGGTCCAGCTTGGCGATGACCAGGGTGGCCTTGGCTTTCTTGGCTGCTGCCAGAGCCGCGGCCAACTGAGCGCGGTCATTCTTGCGGCCAGACTCGACCTCGGTAAACTCGGCGATGACCTCGCCCTTGGCAAACGCCTCAACGGCTGCGCGCTGGGCTTCCAGGCCAAGGCCTGACTGGCCCTGGCGGTCTGTACTGACGCGGTAGTAGGCGATATATGTTGTCATGTTTAACTCCTGGTGCGCTTCATCTGCGCGTTGAACATGGACGTAGTATACCGCTAACTGATATCGGTACAAAGGTTTTTTCTAGGTACTTTCCCTAGTTTTTCAATTATTTTTACAACCCAGTGGTTGTATTGATATCAAACCGATTACACTTTGTGCCCATGAAGAAACCTACCCGCATCCAAATACCGGCACGGCTTCACCCTGAGACCCGCGCTTTGCTAGAGCGTGCAGCCCAGGACCAACGCCGCAGCCTGTCATCAATCATTGACCAGTGCGTGCATGATCAATTGCAGCCACGCTATGGCCACCTAGAGCCACGCCTGGCGCGGTTTTTATCGGGGGTAAAGCAATGACCATAGAAGAGGCGAACAAGCTGCTCAACATGGTCAAGGACGGGCTGGCGATTCCCCAGCAGATCATTGACGAGGCGCTGTTTATGACCGGCGAGCGCGATAGCAGCCACGACAACCCCGACCCAGACATTGAGGATTTCGTTGCGGCCATGCGCCAGTCTGGGTTGATATGAGCCTGGCCATTTACTTTGCTGTTGATGGCCCACCGGTTGGCAAGGGCAGGCCAAGGGCGTCAACCAAGGGCGGCTTTGTGCGCATGTACACCGACGCCAAGACGCTGTCTTACGAGGCGCAGATCGCGGATGCTGCAAGCAAGGCCATGGGCAACAACGAGCCGCTGGCCACGCCAATTGATTTGCGTGTGTGGGTTTGGTACCGCATCCCCAAGAGTTGGCCAAAGCGCACGCAGCAAGAGGCGCTCGACGGCGAGCGATTACCCAACGTGAAGCCGGACTTGGACAACGTCTTAAAGGCGGTGCTGGATGCGATGAATGACGTCGTTTATGTGGATGACAGCCAGGTTGTCAACATGGTGGCGCACAAGCGGTACGGTGCGCAGCCGAGAATCGAAGTGTATGTGAATGAGTATTTGAAATGAAGACATTTAATGGTGGCAAGCAACCCAAGAGCAGCAGCGCAATGCGCTTGTGCTTTAAGTGCAACCGTGAGAGGGTGCCAGAGGGCGGCGTGGACGTCGGGCCTGGCAAGTGGAAGTGCGTGGACTGCTGGCGCGGTGTGTCGCCGGCCAAGATCAAGTCGGGGATCAAATGACTTCTCACTGTGGCGACAGCTTGGAAGCATACGAGCGCCGCGAGCTGGCTCTCAAACTGCTTGAGGTTGCCGAGCTGCGTCGGCGTGAGGCTTACGTCGTGGCCAGGCGCATTATGCATGGCCAGACATACTCAGAGGTAGCCCGCGAGCTTGGCGTAACCCAAGAACGCATCAGACAGATTGAGACAAAAGCTGTGCGCAAGTTGAAAACAGTTTTAAGGGAAAAGCATGAACT